TTTTACAAGATTCTCTGTGAAGGTAATGAAAGTAAGTAGTATGGACCTGGGTGCAATACCCAGCGCCTCCACCAAATCCTAGATAGACCGAATAAGGGGGCGAAATAGGATCGACAACTATTAGAAATCGTACTGGAGAGGGTAGTCGGAAGACTCTAAATTCATTATAAACGCAACCAATAATAACTTTGCTTTAGCAGCCTAGGCTGTTAGGGGTTTGCCAGTACCTTGCAACAGAAACTGGCACTACAGCTTGACAAGATATGAAAAATATAGTATAATGATAACATGAATAATTATATACAGATATACAAAGATGTTTTAGATCCTAGTTATTGTAAAGACTTAATTCATAGGTTTGAAAAGAATAAAGAACATCATGAATCACATGACCAAGGACCTATGTCATTCACACAAATTAATTTTAATCAACACTTAGAATACCAAGAAGATGTTACACAACTTTCTAATGTTTATAGTGAGTATGTGAATAAGTACAGAAAAGATTGTGCTGTACATCAAACACAATGGCCTCAACAATATGCCTTTGAAGAAATAAGATTAAAAAGATATTTAGCAAACGACAAGGATGAGTTTGCACCTCATGTAGATTCAATGAATATAGAATCTGCTAAAAGATTTCTAGTATTTTTTATATATCTAGATGATAACGAAAGAGGAGAAACTAATTTTCCTCAGTTAGGTCTGGCGTCACCTTGTAAACAAGGGTCTTTATTAATGTTTCCTCCTTTATGGCCTTGGGTTCATGCAGGTATGAAACCAGTTAAAAAATCAAAATACATGATAGGGAGTTACTTACATTACACATGAGCATAATGACACCAAATAAATTTGCTATAATTGTTGAAAATATAGTAAGAAAAAAAAGATGTAATTATATAGACGCTATAGTTTTATATTGTACAGAAAATCAAATAGACCCTTCTACAACAAAGTCTATGATTAATAAACAACTTAAAGAAAAAATAGCATACGAAGCGTCAAGTTTAAATATGTTAAAAGAAAAAACAGCAAAACTACCAATATAGAAAGGAGATAGATTATGGGATTATACAATTTTGTTAATAATATGTTAGAGAAACTTATTGCACCAGCACAACCACCTCTAATATTAGACGAACCAATTACTAAAACTGACCTTAAACACAAAACAAAAAAAGAGTTAGAAGAAATTGGCAGAGATTTAGGCATAGAACTAGATAGAAGATTAACTAAAGATAAGTTAATAAAACAATTAGAAAAAGTTATATAATAAGGAGTTATATTATGATACACGATAATACTTTTAAATTTAGAGTGGGTGACAGCGATGAAAAAGGCGGTTGCACATTCATAGGTGGTTCGTGGGTAGATAAAACTACAAACGATTTATTCAAAGATAAAAAAATTGTAATGTTTGGTTTACCAGGTGCATTTACACCAACTTGTTCAGGCGAACAGTTACCAAAATATGAAGAACGATATGATGAGTTTATAGCAAATGGAGTTGATGATGTTTATTGTATATCAGTAAATGACGCTTTCGTGATGAACGCATGGGCAAGAGACTTAGACATAAAAAAAGTTAAGATGATACCTGATGGTGATGGTGCATTTACAAGAAGTTTAGGAATGTTAATCAATAAACCTGCTCAAGGGTTTGGCATGAGAAGTTGGAGATACTCTACTTTTATTGATAATAAAAACATAACACACTTTAATGAAGAACCAGGACTAAACAACTTAGGGTTAGATGATGATCCTTATGAGGTTTCTGATCCTGATACTATGTTAGAGTATTTTAACACGGCGAAGTAAGTGAATGGTTTTGAAATATATAAAATCTATTTGGCAATCAAACTCCACTTCACAAGTAAAAACCAGTCTTACGACTTTCATAAACACAACGGTAGAACAACTGCAAGATTGGCGACCTTTACTAAAAGAAGGGATAGGTATTTCTTTCACAAGCTTAGTAAATCTTATAACGATAAGTCTATTGTTGATTACTTCCTTAGTAATTTTGTTTCTAATACTAATATATGGGTTGGTGACATCATTGGTCAAACTGGTGACGATACTTACAAACAATGGTCAAAAAAATTAGAAGCATTACATTATTATTATGAACAAGATATTGATTATATTATAGAGAGAATGACAACAAAAGATATAAAGTTTAATGATTTATTCTTATCAGTAGGCGGTCAACACCCACCTATTGTTAAGATGTTTCTATCAAAGAAGATAAACTTTGAGACATTAATAATATTAGACGATATATTAAAGTTTACTAAAAAACTAAACAAAGATATTACAGAGAAGGTATTGTGGCCTAAACTATTTGATAGAATGATAAGATATAAACCATTCTTATCATATAATATTACAAAGTATAAAATATCTTTAAAAAATAAACTAAAGGATATAGAATCATAGATGGGAACTTTTACTGTTTCAAGTGGACTAGGATTATTGTTATGTGGTATCATAGTAATGGCAGTCATGGGTATTGTTGGTCTATGGATATTAAATAAAATGAAAGATGAGGAATAAATGAAAGAACATACCGCTCACCAAGTTAAAGTATCAAGCACTTCATTAGGTACTATGATAGTTAGATTTGAACTAGACCCAAAATTGGTTGACGAAATCAATAAACTGTATGAAGAACACAAAGAAAACTTAGAACCTTGGAATGATAATCTTGCAGGTAAAATAGCAGACGAAAAAAGAGTTGAACACATACTAACAAATGAACATAAAGGTGTTTTTCTTGGTTGTTTTAAAAAGTATCTAGAAATGATATTGAAACCTAATTGGGTTTGTATACCAGAGAATGCTTGGATAAATGATATGTATGCAGGAGAATATAATCCTTTACATTTTCATTCAAGCCCCATGACAGATTTAGGTCTATCTTCGGTATTTGTTTTGAAAAGACCAAGTACATATGGTAAAGAATTTGCAAGAGAAGGTGATCCTACTAATGGTTGGTTACAATTTACTGGTGGCGACCAATCACCACTTTCATCTTCACAATTTTCAACAGACGCCATGCCTGGTCATTTCTATGTATTTCCTTATTCATTACTACATGGTGTTTATCCGTTTAATGGCACAAAAGAAGTAAGAAGAACAATGTCGTACAATTGTAATCTATTTAAAGAGTCAGCAGTTAAATACTCTGATAAAGGAAGTTAATGTCAATACAAACAAAAGGAGAATAAAAATGCCAAAAATGAGAATATTTAAATTTTGGAATGAAACAGGTGATGAAAAAGAAAAAGAAGCGATGAGTTTAAAAAGAGCAGTAATGGCTGTTCAAGGTGACTACAAAGACAAATTTATTGGTGTCGAATATATCAGTAAAAGAGGTAAAAAGATTATTGACTCTATAAAGATACCTATGGGTAGAAAAATTAGACAATCAATAGTAGCAGAACAAAAACGAATGGCTTTAAAAGCAAAATTAGCAAGATAATATGATTGACGAAGCGGCAAGATTTACAGCAGAACATTCTCTAATGGACTCTAATATCAAAATACGAGAACTAGAGAGTAAGATAGAGAAGTTAGAAAAGAAGTTAGAAAAGATTGAACATATTAATAATGAGAGTGGTGCTACAGCACTTACCAAACAGGTCATAATTAAGAGTGTATTGGACGCTGACTTTGGCACATTGGAATCTAAACTTGATAAAAAAAATATTAAATAATTTTGTAATAGTGCTTGACAATGGTCGGGTTTTCTGTTATAATATACATAATGCAAAAGAAAACTAATTACTTTCTTTTTATAGTGCAAGGAAGAGGCCTTAACCAGAGGGTCGAACTTGACAAGTTAGGGGTTGTCCCCAGGTCTGTAACTTTACCAGTTATGGGTCACACTTCCGACAGGAAGAACTTGGTTGACGGTGTTTTAGAAATGGTATCTAGTCGCTGTCTTGTGGGTAAATCCATAGTCCCACCTATTTCGCATTATAAATAATAATGTCGATTAATACAGACACATACAAATACAATAATACGATAAAACATACAAGGAGAAATATATGAATACAAGTATTGCGGCCCTTAAAAGGTCAAAGTCTAATCTAGACACACTAATAGGCGAACTATCTAAAGTTGCCGAACCTCAAAAACAAAAAAACTCATATCAAGATGATAGATTCTGGAAACCAGAACTAGATAAATCTGGTAACGGTTATGCCGTACTAAGATTTTTACCAGCAGTCAAAGACGAAGATTTGCCATGGGCAAGATTATGGTCTCATGCTTTTCAAGGACCTGGTGGTTGGTATATTGAGAATAGTTTAACAACTATGAACAAGAAAGATCCAGTTAGTGAATCTAACAGTTTACTCTGGAACTCTGGCGTTGATGCCGATAAAGAGATTGCAAGAAAAAGAAAAAGAAAATTATCTTATATTGCAAATGTTCTAATTGTTAGTGATTCTAAACATCCTGAAAATGAAGGTCAAGTAAAACTATTTAAATTCGGTAAGAAAATCTTTGATAAGATTACCGAGGCGATGAAACCTGAATTTGAAGATGAGAAACCTATCAACCCATTTGATTTCTGGGAAGGTGC